AAGTTGGAAATGATGAAATGCATATCAGACTTTCACGTAACAAAGGACGAGATAATAAATAAGAAATCAGGTAGTAAGATAATCTTTAGGGGTATCAAGACAAGCTCAGGAGATCAAACTGCAAACCTTAAATCACTTACAGGTATTACTACTTGGGTAGTAGATGAAGCAGAGGAACTAACAGACGAACAAAAGTTTGACACCATTGATCTATCCGTAAGGCAACAGGGTAAGCCTAATAGGGTAATACTTATACTTAACCCCACAACAAAAGAACATTTTGTATATACACGCTTCTTTGAAGATAAAGGTGTACAGGAGGGGAGTAATACAAACAAAGGCAACACCACATACATACACACCACTTACTTAGACAACCTAAAGAACCTATCACAAAGCTACATAGAGCAGATAGAACAAATGAAACAGCGCAGACCTGAAAAGTACAAACAACAAATGTTAGGTGCTTGGATGAGTAAAGCTGAGGGTGTGATATTTGATAATTGGACTATTGGCGAGTTTAAGAAAAGGGGTGTAAGTGTATGGGGGCAGGATTATGGTTTTGCTGCTGATCCATCTACACTCGTAGAAACGAACATAGACACAGATAATAAGATAATCTATCTAAGAGAGTGTTTTTACCTACCACGACTAACTACATCACAGATAGCACAACTTAACCTTAAACACGCTAAGGATGGTCTTATCGTAGGGGATAGCGCAGAGGTGCGATTATTACATGAGATAAAAGCCAAAGGTTGTAATGTAACAAAATCAATAAAAGGACAAGGAAGCGTTACCTATGGAATATCTCTATTACAAGACTATGACCTTGTTGTAAGTCCTGATAGTACAAACCTAATTAAAGAGCTGAATAATTACAGATGGTTAGAGCGTAAGTCTAACACACCCATAGATGCGTATAACCACCTTATTGATGCTATTAGATATGCAGTAGGTTATCAACTACAAAACCCTAATAGGGGTCAGTATGCAATCCGCTAAAATTTAATTTTTTTACGTTATATAAGTATGAAAGTAGATATCGAAATCCCCGAATCGCTTAATGAGGTTACTTTAGACCAATATCAAAGGTATCTAAAGATACAGGAGAACAATGATGACGAGAAGTTTTTAGCTGTCAAGATGATAGAAATCTTCTGTGGAATACGTGGGGATCACGTTCTACTTATGAGGGCAACGGACATTAATAGCATAGTGCAGATATTGACAGAGATGCTAAACGATAAACCAAAACTTGTACACAACTTTAAAATGAAAGGCACACAGTATGGGTTTATACCTAAGTTAGATGATATGTCTTTTGGGGAGTACATCGACTTAGATACGTTTATAGGGGATTGGGAAAATATGCATAGAGCAATGAATGTTTTATATAGACCTGTGGTTAATCAATATGGGGATAAGTACAACATACAAGACTATGATGTAGATATAGCAGAGAGATTAAAAGATATGCCTATGAGTGCTGTCTTAGGTTCTATTGTTTTTTTTTACAATTTAGGGATGGACTTATCGAAAGCTATGTTGAACTATTTAACGGAGGAGGAGATGGGTTTAGCGCAGCATCTAATTTCGGACGAAAATGGGGGTGGTATCAATCACTTTACGCACTCGCTCAGGGAGATATTGGACGATTTGAAGATATCACTAAACTAAACGTACATCAATGTTTATATGCATTAAGTTTTATGAAAGACAAAGCAGACTTAGAGGCACGACAAATAAAAAGTAAATTCAATGGCTAATCAAGGTGTAAGAGGGTTTTATCAAATAACCAACACAATTAAAGACCAACTGTTAAACGATGACAACATCAATACAGTTACCACAGGGGATATAACAGACATAGACCTAAACAAACAAACTATCTTCCCTTTAGCACACCTTGTTATTAACAATGTAACAATAGAGGAACAGGTGTTACGATTTAGCATGAGCGTACTTACAATGGACGTAGTAGATCAAAGTAAAGACGAGGTTGTAGATGTGTTTAGGGATAACGACAACGAACAGGATGTACTTAACACACAACTTGCAGTTATTAACAAAGTAATACAAACGCTTAGAATAGGCACGTTATACCAAAATAAATATCAATTAGATGGCGATCCATCCTGTGAACCTTTTTATGATAGGTTTGAGAATCAAGTAGCAGGTTGGGCGTGTACATTTGATGTGCTTATTGAAAACGATATAAACGTATGCAACTAAAAGAAACACAAGCTGCGTTAAGGGCTTTCGGTAGGTATGTAGTGCAACAGTCACGAACAAACCTTACTAAAGGCAAAAAGAACGTAGATAAAACATTATACGATTCTTTAGGCTACACGATGGAACAAGTAAGTACAGGTTTTCGCCTTTACTTTGAGATGGAAGATTATGGTATGTTTCAAGATCGTGGTGTTAAAGGTGTTAAAGGTGGTAAGTCTTTAAGTGGGTTTAGCTACAAACAATCGTCTAACCTTGTTGGTATGGAAAGTAAAACAGGCACGTTTGGTATGTGGGCTGCTACAAAGAGAATACAATTTAGAGATAAGAAAGGTAGATTTTTAAGCTTCAAACAAACAGGGTTTGCACTTGCTACAATAGTAAAGAACTATGGTATTAAGCCCTCGCTATTTTTTACCAAGCCTTTTGAGAAAGGATTTAAAGACCTACCAACGGAATTACAAGAGCAATTTGCTATTGACTTAGAAAACTTAATAACAGACTAATGGCTACAAAGATAAACGTACGAAGCCCGTTTTACATAAAAGCAGAACCAAGCGTAGGTACTATCATAAGTGCTACAATGCAATTATATGTTTATACAGGTGCAAAACTTACCACGCCTACATCAAGCGAACTTAGATACACAATAACTAAAACGCCAATAGATAGCAATAATTATGTAGTGTATGAAATAGCAGAACTTGTAAGAGATTATCTCGATATAGAGTTTGATGGCGAATATGATAGTCAATGTGTATGGGTTAGACCAACTTTAAGTATTGATTATTCGTATATAGGTGGCGATTATACAGAAACACCTACGCCTGTTGATTACATAGCGTTCGATGGTTATGGTTACTTTTACGAGGGTACGAATCCTGAGCTGTCAAGAGGGTTATTACTATCAAACAATACTATATTTAGACTAAACGATAGCAATGTACGAATCCCTGTATTTACAGAGGACACCAATAGCATTGCATTTTATTATGAGGGCGCACTTAAACGAAGTATAACAATAAGTAGCTCTACAAACACAAACGCACAAATAGACTATGTTACTGTAAGTGGTTCTGATAATACCGACACCTATGAGGAAAGGGTTGTAGCTGATGGTGGTACACTTGAAACGTCAAAGTGTTTAACAGGCTTTCTAAATCAAATAGACATAGGTCTTGTTGATGAAGTGTGGATAGCTACTGACACAGGCACAGAGATAGTTAAGATATTCAGTACGGAGGAATGTAAGTACGAACCTTATAAAGTTACATTCGTTAATAAGTATGGTGCATTACAAGACCTATGGTTCTTTAAGAAATCAGTAGAATCTACCAACGTAACATCTGAGCAGTTTAAGGCATCTATATTTGACCAATCTACACTAAGCTACAAAACATATAAACACCAACAACAATCATTCTTAGCACAAGGTAAGGATAGGATTACAATGAACACAGGGTACGTCAATGACGATCATAACGCTGTGTTAGAGGAACTATTGTTAAGTGAACAGGTGTGGTGCACTAAGATAACAGACACAGAGGAACGAGTAATCCCTGTAATACCACAAACCAAGTCCATTACATACAAGACAAGTGTAAACGATAAACTCGCAAACTACACAGTAGATTTTGAACACGCTTTTGATAAAATAAATAACATAAGATAGTGCAAAGCATACAGTTATACATAGAGGGGCAAAGGGTTGATATGTTCAAAGATGAAAGCGTAAACATTACGCAATCTATTAAGAACGTAAAGGACGTAGCTAAGATATTTACAGAGTTTACTAAAACCTTTACCCTACCTGCTTCTAAAACAAATAACAAGATATTTAAGCACTATTATAACTTTGATATTATAGGGGGCTTTGATGCGAGAACAAAGAAAGATGCTACACTTGAACTAAACTATCTACCATTCAAAAAGGGGAAGATAAAGTTAGAGGGTGTTGATCTACAAAACAGAAAGCCTAAATCGTATCGCATTACTTTCTTTGGTAACACAGTAACATTAAAAGACGTATTAGGCGACGATCAGCTTAGTAGCTTAACACTTACTAAATACAATGTACTCTATGCTCCTGATGATATTGAAAGGAATTTACAAAGAAGCCCATTAACAAATTCAACAGGCACAGTTGATAGTATAAGCGGAAGCTCAATTACAGACAGTAGTGGCTTTGGTGCTGTTAGTGTAGGCGATTTAATCACAAACACCACAACAAACGAAACAACTTATATAACCTCTTTTCCTATATCTTCTGCTATTGTTTTGAATGAGCAGATATTTACATCAGTAGGTCAAGGGTATCAAATTAACAATCACATTTTAACACCATTAATAACACACACCCAAAGATTATCTTTTAATAGTAGCACAAGCGATGAAGCTGCTGATGATGGTAATTTAAAATACTTTTCAGGGGGTGGCTCACACGATCATGGTGTAAAATGGAATCAGCTAAAATACGCTATTAGAGTAAACGAAATAATAAGAGCCATAGAAGCAGAAGAGCAATATGGGCTTACATTTTCAAGTGATTTTTTTAAGAACACAAGTAAAAAAGAGTTTGATAATCTTTATTTATGGCTTCATAGAAAGAGTGGTACAGTTGAAAACTTAGGTGGCACAACAGCTACCACTACCCTTATATCAGGGTTTACTAACTCAAACGATGGTATTTTTAGAATGATAAATAACAATACCTTTAGAACTTATGTAGATTCATCAGATCCGAATTTAGCAAGAATAAGAGTTAGATTTATCACAACGGATGTAGATAGCTACGATATACGCTTAGAGCGTGATGGTAACACAGTTTATACTAAAACAGGTCACGTTGGTTCTATTTCAATAGATGGGCATGATGATAGCGATTTTATAGGGGATACAGGGGATTACAAAGTCTATGTAACATCTACATCTGCGATTACTTTTATTGATGTAAGATGGACAGCTATATACGAACAGGTTGGCGATAATTTGCGTGTAGATTATGTAACAGGTGCTTTTACAACAGAAGCACAGTTTATATTTAATATAGCGTTACAAACCCCTGAAATTAAGATTATAGACTTTTTAACAGGTCTTTTTAAGATGTTTAACCTTGTGGCATTTGTAGAGGATGGAGGAACGATATATATAGACACCTTAGACAACTTCTATGCAAACAAAAAATCAATAAGCACAGCATACGATATAAGTGAGTTTGTAGATGTTAAGAGTAGTCAAGTAAACTTAGCATTACCTTTTAAAGAGATAGAGCTTAAATACAAAGACACTAAAACATTTTTAGCAAATAAGTTTACACAACTTGCTAACAGGGATTGGGCTTCTACAACTTATAAAGCAGGGGAAAACGAATTATCAGGGAGCGAATACAAAATAGAAGTGCCATTCTCACATTTTCAATATGAACGACTTAACGATGTTAATGGTGGTTCTCAACAAGACATACAATGGGGTTATAGTGTTAATGAAAGCCAAGAAGCTTATAAAGGTGCGCCATTACTATTTTACCCTATAAGACAAAACACAGGTGGGATATCTTTTGTAAACTCGGTTGATTCAAATGGTGTAGCTGACGATCATAAGCAATTAACAAATATAGCACTACCAAGTAACTCTGTAACACTATCATCTGCATCGGACACAAGTAATATAAACTTCAACAATGAAACAAACGAATGGTCTTTAGACACTACGTTTACAAACACATTGTTTCAGGAATATCATTCTAATTATATCACAAATGTATTCGACACAAAAAACAGACTTACAAAAGTAAAGGCATACCTACCCCTTAAAATACTTTTGAACTTTACACTTGCTGATAGATTTGACATCAATGGCAAAAGGTATAAGATCAATAGTATAGATACGAACTTAGCAACAGGCGAATCAAACATAGAACTATTAAACGAATTATGATACAGAACATATTAGAATTACTACCCTATGTAAAAGATGGCTCGGAAAATATCCGTATAGCTAAAGGACAAAACTATTTACCTAAGAACTTTAAGCAAGCGTTTACCCAAATTAAAAAAGAAGTAAAATGGCAGTCAAAAAAACAATAATAATTGATGCACAAACTAATGGTGCTGAAAAAAGCATTGATGATTTAACAAAAAGCACAGACAACTTAAACAAAAGTACTGAGGGCTTAACAGGTAGTTTAGATAAGGTAACAGGTGGTGCGATAAGTGGATTTAAGGGTGTTGGTCAAAGTGTTAAAAAGGCAATAACAGGATTTAAAAATCTCAGGGTTGCTATAATTGCCACAGGAATTGGTGCGTTAGTAATTGGTATAATTTCACTACAAAAAGCGTTTACATCATCTGAGGAAGGTCAAAATAGGTTTGCTAAAATAATGATGCAAATTGGCGTTGTTACAGGTAATGTTGTGGATATCTTAGCTAACTTAGGCGAATCAATATTTGCAGCAGGTAAAGCACTTATGAAACTCGCTAAAGGAGATTTAAAGGGTGCATCAGCAGCATGGGGCGAACTTAAAGAAAACGTATCTGAAACTGTTGATGGTATTAAGAACTTTGGCGAGGAAACTAAAAACGAAATAAAATTAGCAGGTCAGATAGCAGATGCAAGGGCTAAAGCGGACAAGGCAGAGCGTAAACTTATTTTAGATAGAGCCGAAGCAAATAGAAAAATAGCCGAACTTCGTGAGATTGCAGCAGATAAAGAAAATGTATCTGTTCAGGAACGACTTGATGCACTAAGGGAAGCAGGTAGGGTTAATGATGAAATTGCACAAAAAGAAATAGAAACAGCAAAGTTAAGGTTTGAAGCTAAAAAATTAGAAAACTCACTAAGCAAATCAACTAAAGAGGACTTAGACGAACAGGCACGCCTACAAGCTGAATTAATAAACTTAGAAACAGCACGACTAAACACACAAAAAAGATTAACTGCCGAAATCACAGGTGCTGTAAGAGAAGAACAAGCGGAGAGAAATGCAGCTCTAAAAGAACAAGCGGATGCAGAAAAGTTGGCAGCTGATGAAAAGGTCAAAAGGGATAAGGATGCTGCTGCTAAAGCAAAAAAGTTGTCAGATGCAGCAAAACAAGATGCTATTAATCAAGCTAAGTTAGATAAACAACTTGCAAACCAAAAGCAACAAGATATTACAAATGCACTCGGAAACATAGCGAGTATTGTAGGTCAAAACTCCAAGTTTGGTAAAGCTATTGCTGTTGTACAAGCGATTAGAGATACTTATGCAGGGGCAAACAAAGCTCTTGCTCAGGGTGGTCTATTTGGGTTTATAGGG